CTGAATCTGATGTGCCACCTTTACGAGAACCAAGGATGGTGTTGTTAGAGCCTTCAATGTAAAAACCGGCTTGACGCCCAACAGCTACGTTGTTGTCCCCTGAAACATTTGAATTGAGGGCAGCTCGTCCGACCGCTGTGTTGCCACTACCAGTGGTATTGCTAGGTAGGGAAAGAGATCCGCAAGCCGTATTGTTAGCACCTTCAGTATTTGCAGTAAGAGCATCAACACCGTTGGCTGTGTTGCCATCTCCAGTAGTATTAGCCTTTAGAGCATCTTTTCCCGTGGCCGTGTTAGTATCACCTTCAGTGTTTGAAGTTAAAGCATCTCTTCCGGTAGCTGTGTTGCTGTGACCAGAGGTATTTGCTTGTAGAGCATTATGACCAAACGTCGTATTAGTTGAAATGTTATTCGCACCTCTACCAAAATTTACACCATTAATTGTTGCATCTTTTGCGAAGGTGACGTTGCCTGAGCTGTCGATTGTTAGCCTATTTGTTCCACCTGTTGCAAACCCAAGACTATTAGCCTCGACTCGATACATCCCGGTGTTTTTGTTATTAGCAAAAGAAAAAGCGGGATTGCTAGCGGACCCTACGCCCGCACTTTCAAGCAAATCGGATATCGCTACTTTCTTGGTAGCGTCTGCACTTACGTCAACAATCGGCAGTACGTCAGAACTAGCCGGGTTAGTGGTTGCCGTAAGTTCCGTGATTTTTACGTTGGCCACAGGTCAGCCTCTGTCGTAAAGGGCAGTATTCACCAAGTTTAGCTCATGCTTCTAACGCAGCAACGCGAGCACTAAGCGCCTCAACCTGAGTTGATAGCTCTTTCACTGCATTGACCAGCACTGGAATCATTTCGGTGTAGCGCATTGCAAGCATTGTTGGAGCGTCATCTGCCTCACCGGGAATTGGGTCGTTTGTGTCGTAAACACTTTCAGGCAGTATGGCTTGCACGTCTTGAGCACTAAAGCCAAGACGTTCTCCTGAAGCATTGTTGTAGGTAAAACGTATGGGGTTTAACTCTTTAATTTTTGACAACCCTGGAACAGGAGTGTCTAACAACGTTTTTAGGCGTATGTCAGAAGTTTGATCGCCAACAACTGATCCTCCGGTGCCGCCAATGTTAGAGGCGGACACTGTAATCCTTAATTTATTGTCCGTTCCAACAAAAATATTTTGATCATCCGTATTCCCTTCAGCTAGTCTAATAAATCCAGTTGGAACAATAGATCCAGCCGAGTAAGAGCCAACTTGACGAATACCTAGCAGTGCATGTCCTTTATTTGCGTCTGACCTTTCTACTTCTACCGTTAACTCAGCATTTGTCGCAAGAGACGTTGTTGCGACGTTAACATTGCCATTAGACTTTACAGTCATTCTTTGTACTAAGCCTTGGCCCGTACCAGGGTCTACCGGAGAGGTCCAAAAGGTTAGATTCATACCTCCTTTATCATCGCCGCTAAAAGTTTGTGCTGCTTCAGCAATAATTGCAGCACCATATTTTGGGTTTTCTGTGGTAAAGTCGTCATCAGTGCTGCCAAAACTGATTGACGGCGTATATTTATTTGTTGTATTCATATTTTCGGCGGTTATTTTTATACCCGCCTCGTCTGGATCGAAAGTTGATCGTCCAGCATTTGTAGATTTAAGGTGAATGCTTGCTTGTGACGCACTTGCAGTGCCGGTGCCGTTAACGGTTAAGCCTCTACTTATTGTTACGCTACTTCTTTTGAAATCAAAATTGTAATTAGTGGCATTAGTTGTTTTGCTGCCAGGAGTTACGCTAAAAGCGTAATTGCCGTTTCCGGTTTCTCCATGGCGCATGTCTAACCGCCCTTCATCTTGAATAAAAATAAAACTTTTAGATACGTTGCTGTCGCCTGTCTCGTCAAAAGTAAATCTAGGACTAGATCCTGTAATAAATACATCGTTATTGACGCTTAACTGTTGATTACTTTTTGTCACGCTGGTATTAACTTCGAATTTAGTGCTATCTCCACACGTAATAGCAATGTGGTCTGCCCCGACCCTGTAAAAACCTAAATTTGAATCATCCGCGAATGTAAAACTTGGAGCACTCTGGGTGCCGTCCGCAATAGAAATATTCGGAAAACTGCCATCTGCGTTTCTAAGCGTTATCCATGCATTATTAGAGCTGTTTCTTTGTTTAAGTAAATTATTACCAGTATCCTGCCAGTTCATGTAAGCAAACGTTGGACTAGGCTCGGTTGAGCTGCTGTTGTTGCTGACGATTGCTTGCAGTGCGTTATTGATGTCAGACCTCACCCCTGCGCCCGAAGCGTTGTCAATTACATAATCATGTGTAGCCATGAGCTATCGAGAGTAACAGGGACATTGTTCTCTCATCCTAAACCCCTCTGCCATAGCCAACAGCTATATAGGTGAAATTTCTGTTTACAAAAGTTTCGTTTGAATCTTTGATTTCGACAGTGAATCCAGTCCCAGTGACGTTGTCGACATTAACAGTATCACCGCTGGCCATGTTGTGAACAGTTATGCCGACGCTAGGTTCAGAAACACTTCCACCACTTAAACCAGTAAAGAACGGCTTTTCGAACGTTACGGTCTTGGCACTGGTTCCGGACGCAATTGTTCCGTTGCTGTTGTCTTGTCTTCGCTGGAACGTCGCTTTATAGCCAAGCTGGTCAATCTCAATGTTTTGCGCAACGTCTGCGCTAGTCAGTTCTGCCTTGAATTGAAACGATCTGCCTTTAAACGTTCCAGAAGCAAACGGTCGCCAAGGATCTGAGTTAGTTGGGGTAGCGTTAGTGGAAGATCGAACATACAACTGCGCGTTCACAGCGTCTGCGATTGTTCCATCAAAATCTGTCCAGGTATCGATAAGCTCCGCTCGATCATCAAACAAACCACCAGCGGGGTAAAAACCTTGCGTCACAAAATGCCTTTCTAGATCGAGCGAAAATGCACCACCTAAGTCAAGCGTGTCTGGGAATATATATTCTGCACTTGTCAATACGTTGCCATTGCTTGAGCTAATAATCAGACCGTTAAGACTGCTGTCAAACTCACAGTTTGTTTTTGTGCCGTTAAATGGGGTGCTTGTCGTGTCTTCTCGATGCGTTTCAACAAGTAACCTGCCAAGAGCATCAGGCAAATCTACAATTACGCTTGTTTCGTTATTACTTTTTTCGCCAATCTCGTCTTCAAATTTAACTAAAATTTCTCCTTCGATTAAAGGTACTGTCGTTTCTGTTGAACTTCCAGGAACAGCTTTGACTAAATCTGTAGAGTTTTGCCATGTAGCTGTTCCGTCTGTTTTATTGTTGTGTCGAATATGCACCTTGCCGTTTACTTTTACATCTAGGTCAACGGTTTCGTCCCAGCGCAAGCGTGCCGTGTTTGCTGAAATTGGTTCAATTGAGAGGTTTTGAACATCGCCCGGCTTAGCGGTTTTGCCGTTAATGTTAAAAGTATCTACTAAAGTTGTGCTTTTTTTGCCAAGGTAATTTATTGCAGTAATTTCAATATCTATTTGTCCTTTTTTAAGATCCCGCAGGGTTAAATTTGGCGTGTCAGTAAAAAGTTCTCTAGCGTTAGATTCATCTATACTATATTTTACTAAGAACTCGGAAAGGCTTACTCGGTCGTGTTCCCAGCTAATATCGCAACCTGTGTGAACAGTTTGCCCCTCTTGGTATAAATACTCTCTATGAGCTAAACCAGAAGGTGCTGTTGGCACTGCGTTTAGCGATGTTATATTTCGTTCTGTAAGTGCCTTGTCTTTGTCAGCAGCATCATAAATGCTTTCGTTGTATGCAATAGCGCTTACGCCATAGACTCCATCGCCTTGTTCGACAACTGACAATACACGAAATTTTTGAACCTGTAAATCTGTTGTCTCAATCATATAAACAGCGCCAGCTGGAGGAGTTTGACTAAAACCTGGGACTACTGAAATTGCATTATTAGAAATGCTTAATATATTTCTTGTTTCTACTAAACCTGTAGGCAACAGCACTGACAACTTAGGACTTTTAGTTTGATCTACGGACAAACTTTGTGCGCTATCAATGGTAACTACTGTAGAAGTTGCTGTATTGATACGCCCGCTTCTTCTAGATCCGGCCCGGCTAGGGTCAGCAATATCAATAACCATGCCAGGCCGCAGGATTATTCCGCTGTCTATTGAAATAGCAAACTGGCACGTTTCTGTTAAATTTTGCTCTGACAATAATGTCCAGCGGCCAAGCCTTTGGGCTTGTTTTTGGCTATAACAACCAATCGACTTAATATCTTTTTTGATAATCCCGTATTTTTCTATTGCATCTTGATCTTCAACGTACTCGTACTGCACCTCCCCTTGCATGTCATAAGACTGCCAAGCCACGCAAGCAACAGTATGTCGAGCTTTGTGGGACGTTCCAGTGTAAGTAAACAGCCCTTCAACTACGTTTGCCTGTCCGATTAAATATTGAGCGTCTGCGGGCTTGTCTTGCAGAAGAACTAAACTTCCTGCGCCATAGTAAGCAATTCCTCTAAATACAGCCGTTAATTCACTAATAACGTTGTAAATTTCTTTTCTGCTGTTAATCAAAATATTAAGACTAAACCTAGGGTCGTTGCTTTCATCTACTATTTCTGCACTACAGTATTTGCTAATTTGAAAAAAGTCAAACTTATCTAACGATGATTCTGGAATGCCTGCCCCGTACCGAGTATTCGTAAGCAAATCGTATAAACACCAAGCAGGGTCTGACGTCCATATCGTTTTTACTGTCCCATCACTTTTTAATTGAAATGTTCCGTTCCAAAAACCCTCCTTAGGGTATATTATCCTTCCTGTTGTACTGTCTACTTCTACTTTTTCTGCGCCCGAAACAATAATACTTGGAATTTTTACTTTAATCCCTTTGATCTCATACTTACGTTGCGGGATGCTGTTGAATGATTTTGCATTAAGGCGCAAAGCAACTAACGCAGAGTGCGGGTAACGCATTTTTTCGTTTATTATTTCGACGTATTGGCTAAAGAAAAACTCAGTAAATCGTTTTCTTGGGTTTTCCGTCAAATCATCATCGTCTGTTATTTTTGTCACAGTTAAATCAACTGCGTCATACGTGTCGCTAATAGTGTCAATATTAATTAGGTGATCTCGTTGGAAAGAAGACTGTGTCTTGCCTTTAATTGCGTAACTTGGAAAAGTTTCTGAATTGACTGTAACATTATTATTTTTGTAAGTGCGTGTTATGCTATAGGTGACTTGACGTTTCTTTATGTCGTCGTTTTCGATTTTAAATAAAGCAGGAAAGGTAAGAGTAATTCGTACTTGATCAACGTTTAAATTAGTTATTCTTCTGGTTACTGGAGCGTTATGATCAACTTTTACATTAACAAGTGTCGTGCTTGCAACTTCAGGAAATTCTTTAATATGCTTTTGGTCGCTTGTTCCGAACCTTATCTTTCTTTGCAGGTCTTTTTCGGTTGTATCGCCAAAATTAGGTTCATTTCGTTCATTAAAAAGCGGCGTTCCATCGATAAAAATACTTTTATTTCCGTTGACAAGACCCTCAATCTCGCCTTCGCTAATAAGATCGACAATTTTTACGTGCTGGACTGATTCAAGCCCTTCAAAATTACTCATCCTCTTGCTCGTAATCTACGTCAAAGTTAGCCGATAACACCACCGATCCGGCAAAAACTCGTCCATACGCAATCGGGACCGGTAGCCCCTGCCTAGCTGTATTGGCGATATTTGAAAAATAAAACGACGGGTTGTCGTCTAACAACTCCTGAGGCTTGGGCTGAGGCGATAAAACCTGGGCAACGCCGGTTAACACTAAACCAATGCCGATATTTGCTGCAGCAGCTGCGATGCCCGCACCAGCGGCTGCAAAACTCCCCGCCGTTAAACCTTTTGCTGTTACCAGTCCACTAGCGACTGTTAAAGAACCCCCATAGGTAACAACCGCAAGACCAATCAACGCAGCACCAAGCAGGATTCGGCCTAAACCTCCCCCCGCTCCAGCAATAACGGGTGTAATACTAAAAACTTCTTTGTCGCTATAAGGCAACAACAATGGAGACACATCTTCCTCTGTCACTTCTATGCTGCCGACAGAAACCTTATAGCCGACACCATCTTTTTCGCTGTCAATCATCCATCTCGCTAGATCTGGAAAATTAGCGCATAACCCTCTAAGAGCTTGCGCTGGTGTCGTTACGTCAAACTCAAAACGGCACTGGCCTAGGCGTTTTTGTAACGCTCCATAGACCTTAACGACCTTCATGCCTTAAGGCGCAGTGCGTACTCCTGCCATAGTAACTCGTTCCACCGCAGTACACATCCGTGCTGGACAACCTGCCTTGCATATGGTGCAGCACTTTTTGGTCACCCAGATAAATCGCTGCATGGTTTGGCACCGGGGAAGCAATTGACATCAACAGAAGATCGCCACGTCTTACGTGCTCAACTGGTATTTCAGTAAAGCCTTGGCCTGCAAAATTGTCTAGATAAAGGTTTTGACCTTTGTCCCACCAACCATCTCGACGTTCAAAATCGTCAAGAACAATTCCAAGCTCCCGCGCATACCAGTCACGCACCAGGGTGTAGCAGTCCACAACGCCGTGAACAAACTCTCTTCCGACGTAAGACAGCTTGTAGCCAGACGGCTCGCAATAGCCCCAATTTTTGGTTTGCGGGTTAACGATGACCCATGGGACGTTTGATGCTTCACATGCAACACGGTCTGCTTCTGAAGGCGTTGGCGGTGTTTTTGGGTGACTATGGACCACCGCAATGATCTCGCCTTTGTCTTCTACTTCAGCCCAACCGTCTAAAACGAAGTGTTCATGCGGGGTTTCAGCAATGTTGTTGCGCGGAAAGTAACGCTGCCTTCCTTTAACTACTGCAATTAAACCGCAGATTTCTTTGTCTAAGTCAGACTGCGCGTGATCTAAAATTTCTTCACGCAACGGCCAATGAATATCGATCATTTAAATAGACCCGCTCCAGGGAACCCGCCAAAAGGTAACGAGCCTGAAAAACGCAGGCGACAACTTTCCAAGCGTTTACCGCATACGTCTTGTGATTGATTAGGGACACTGTTGCCATCAGCATCAAAATAATCAGTCCCGGTGTAACCACAAGTCCCCGTCTCTCTGTATTTCCACTGGCAGATGTTGGCAATAACTTGGCGTTTGGGTAACTTCTGTCCTGCTACGTCAAATTTGCTTGCTAGCTCAAAAGTGACACTATCTCGGTTTTCATTTGCTTTGCGATCAATAAACCAAATCTCATCAGGAAACTTAGCGTAAGGGTCTTCAGTTGTTTCTCCATCCAAAAACCGCTTTAGCGTTCTAATTCGTCGAACCTCTGATAAGCCTAAGTCGTTGCCAGGCGTTATTCCGTTTGCGTCCAACAATAATGTTGTCATGATGTTATCTAAATTGCTAATTGTCAACGTAGGGCGGGGCAGTGTTCCAGTGTTGCGATATTCAAACCCATCAGCGGCAATAGGCAGCCTTGTGTATGCATTGCCGTTCCATATGATGTTGCCACTTATGTCTGCGTTAGTGCCAGCATGAAAACGAATTGGCGTGGGGTTTGCGTCACTTGTATTTAGAGTGCTTACTAGCCGCAACTCAAATAATTCAATAATCGCGCTAGGAGCAAGTTGAGATAAAGACTCGTAGGCAGACTGAATTGCCTGCCATGTGCATGTATTATCTACAACCGTATTGCCTAAACGTTGTGGCCATTCCGGTTCGGTTGTTGAATCTGACGCTGACGTTCCAGCTGTGGTGCATCGGAAAAATAAACCCGAGCCTAATCCAAAATAAACTGATGTAGCAGAAGGGCGAACAATGTCCCCGACTGAAAATGCTGTATTAGCCGTCCATTGTGAAACTGCCATTACGGTTCAGGTACTTGGCGAAACGTTGCTTGAATCGTAGCTCTATTTAAGTAAGGGATGCTTTTACTCCATTGTTCGCATACAAATTTTGCACTAGCGGATTCGCCTGGTGGCGTAAATGTAAAACTAACTAGATTATCTGCAGCCCTTGCGTCTAAAAACGCTTCAATCGTATCTGCTTCTGTTTCTGATACTTCAAACGTTAGATTATAAGTTTTAAGGTTTTGATTTAAGCCGTAGGTTAGACGTTGCTCGTAACCATCGCCAAATTGCACTTTGCGAAAAACTGGCGCACTTCTTTTTTGCGTGCCGTAGGTCGGTGCTACAGAAATGTTGCTTAATTCTGTGTCAAAATTAGCCATCAGACAGCCAGCAAGCCTCCAGGTCGTTTTTGCTTGATCAGTTCTTGTTGTACTGCAACACCAATAGCCTTGCCAAGTTGCGAAGCTTGTTCAGCGTTGCCTTCAACAGACGAACCAGAGGCATCTACGTTTACCGTCACGTTAGCGCTGCCCATAGCATTGTTTGGAACGATATTACCTTGCGCTCCAGGTACAAACAACTCAGGGCCACGCTCGCCAACTAGATAGGGCCTACCAGCTCCCACCGCTCCACCGTTAGCTCGACCAAAAATTGATTCAAAATCAATGCCTGCAGTTGGCGAAGGAGAGCTAAATCCGCCAAAACCTAAATTTTGTTCAAAATTACCCGGAGACCCGAATCCTGGAACCCCAGCAAACATACGAGCAACGCCAATCGCGATGTATTGCGCAATCATCTGCTTAGCTGCATCCATCAACATCGACGCAATGCTGCGAAGGAAGTCCGCAAATGCTTGTTCCGCAGTCTTCGTTCCCTCAGCCACTGCCATCAACCCGTCAAACAAGCTATCGGTAACTGGTCGTGTTACAGCCAGAGCTTCAGCAAATTGTTGCTGAGCAACGGTGGCTTCAAGAATTTGCTCCTGATAAAGCTTGTACTGATCGCGAGCTTCAATAAGGTTTTCTACTTCAGATTGCTCAGCGGTTCCAGCGGCTGCTTTGCCTCGCATTAACTCAATCTCTCTGTTTCTTTTTTGCAACTCAAATCTCATCTCAAGCTCGCCTAAAAAGGCTGTTCGTTGCGAGCCGCCAAACGCTCCATCAAACTGTCCGGGAGCATTTGCCCGCAACGTCTCAAGCTGCATCTCAAACCCTGCTTGGCTGTCTTTTAAACTATTTACAGCCCTAAGAGAACGTTCACGAGCATTAGCTTCAGCCAGAACCTCATCAGTTATTTTAATTTGATTAGCAAGCCTTTCGGCTTCTTTTGTAAGAGTGTCGTCGCCTATTTTTTCAATACGTCTCATGCGATCTTCAAATTGAGCAGCAATCCGGGCCTTGTCAGCCTCTAATTGAGTTGTTGCTTTACGTTGTTTTAACTCAGCAGCAAATTTTTGCTCAAGAGTCAGAGCCTGAGTTATTTGAGTGTTTCTTTCTTCTGTGGTTTTTTTAGTTTCTTCTGTGGTTTTTTGAGTTTCCCTAGCAAGCCGTTTCGTTTCTGCAGTTTGAGCTGCAGCAATTTGATTGCCAAGTCTAATTAAATCAAGTCTTTTTTGGTCTTCAGCTAATAACTGCTTCTGCTCGCTTCCCTCGGCTTGGCGATATGCCAGTAAATACTCTTCTTGAATAACATTTTTTCTGGCTGCTACGACTCTTTCGTCTAAAAGATTATTGCCCGCCTCTTGTAGTTTAATTTGAGCAGCAAGCAAGTACCTTGCCTCCCTAGCAACCTTATCAGACTGAATCAACGTTGTTAATTCTTTTTCTTTTGCTGCGCTAGTAACAATCGAGTCTCGTTTTGCTTTAAGCTCATCAGCCGCAGTTTTTTCTACAAGATCAGCAATTTTTCTTCGCGTATTTACACGCCTTTGTTGAGTTTCTTTGTCAAATGCAAATTCTGGAATTGCATCTAGCTCGGCAATAGCAGCTTTAATCCTAGGGTCGTTACTTTCGCGAGCCTTTGAAACAGTTTCGCCAACTTTTCGTATTTCTTGAGCTTGTTTGGTCTGACCCATCAGAGTATTGATAGCGTCAGCAACAACTGCAGCTACCTGCGTAATAAACACAGTGAAATCGTTCTGAAGACCTCTAATACCTGCGCTAAACAGCTCAATCGCTTCAACTCCATTCTCTCCAACGACCTTTTCCAGCTCCTCCGTGACAAGCTGAAGCGCCTCAGCACCGCGACCAGCTGCTTCTAACTCTTTAACAAGAAGAGCAAATTTTGTATCAGCTTTCCCAACCGCACTAAGCACTGCTTCAGTATCAGCAGTCAAAGGATCTAAAGCTCTGCCCAAATCAATAGCTTTCTTAGCAAGCTGATCAACCATCGAACCAACTTGCGTTCCAGCCAGGGACAAACCAAACCCAAACTCGCCACCAATCATTCCACCGCCAAAACCACCGGCGGCACCACCGGCTGCTGCGCCTAATCCTTGACCAAACAGCAAAGGAAATGCACCACCAATAAGCGCACTGCTTGAAGCAGATCTCAACCGTTGTGCTTGCGCAGCTGCACGCAACGCAGCAGGGCTGCCTGGAATACCTACCGCTCCACCAATCGGGCTGGTTTGACCGGTAAGCCTTATTGCTTCACTTGCTGCTTTTTTTCTTGCTTTATCGACCTCTGCTATCGCTTTTAATTCTGCACCCTTTCTAAACCCAAGATCTTCCATGAACGTTTGCGCTCTTTTTTCACTTTTTTGTATTGCTGACCTAAAAAGATCATCTTGAAGTTTACTTTCAAGCTTAATCTGCTCTATAATGTTATCTATTTCTCTGTTTCTAATTTTACGATCAAGGTCTAATTCAATTTGGCCAAGTTCAAGAATAGAGTTTCGCTTTGCATCTGCGACTTTTACGTCTGCAGCCGTTTCAAGCATTACCATACGAGCAATTGCCTGTTGTCGCCCTACCGCCGGATCGAAAGCTGGACGACCTTTTGTAGGAACATCTCCAGGATTTTGTCCAAATGGCATAGGGCCAAATGGCTTTTTAGAAACAGTTTCGCCTGCGAGTCGAGCAGCTCGAAGCAAATTTTGCTGCTCTTTTAATGCAGCATTAGCCTCATTTTGAGCTTTAACGTAATTTCTTGCGGCTTCAGTTGCTGCCTTTGTTCCTAGAGCAGCATTATTTAAATTGCTTGATGCGTCACTTAATGCTTTATTAAAATTTTTAACAGAATTTACTACCGTCGTTCCAGTAATGTCAGCAAAATTTTCAATAAGGTTATTTAGTTGATTAACTTTTAGCCCTGTTTCTTTTATTTTATTAGAAAGCTGCGTGACTGCCTGGCTGTTCTTGACCGCAACCGCAATATTTACGCCGTAGTCAGCCACAAGCCCAAACCAAAGACCTATTGCCTTACTTTACCGCCTTCCCATCGTTTGCGCTCCTCGACTGGTCTG